CGACCCGCGCCGCAACGCCGACTGTTGCCGGTTCATTCGTCGGGGAAGGTGCGCCGATCCCGGTCCGGCAGGCCGCGTTCACGTCGGTCCTGATGACGCCGAAGAAAATGGCGGTGATCACGACGTGGACCCGCGAGATGGACGAGCACTCAGTGCCCGCCATCGAAGGTCTGCTGCGCAACGCCATCAACGAGGACACGGCGATCTCGATCGATACCGTGCTGCTCGATGCCAACCCGGCGACCACGATCCGTCCCGCTGGTTTGCGTAACGGCGTGGCTGGCCTGACCCCGACCGCAGGCGGCGGCTTCAATGCCCTCGTCGGCGATCTCAAGGCTCTCACGGGTGCGATCCTGACGGCGACCAACGGCAATGTGCGTTCGCTGGTCTTCATCATGAACCCACAGCAGGCACTGTCGATTGGCTTCATTCAGCCTGCGGTGCCGGGCGGGCTATTCCCGTTCGCTGCCGAGATCGCGAACAATCGGCTGATGGGTTATCCGGTGATCCAGTCTGGCACTGTGCCGCTCGGCACTGTGATCGTAATCGATGCAGCCGATTACGTTTCGATCACGGGCGACAACCCGCGCTTCGAGATCAGCGATCAGGCGACCCTCCATATGGAAGACACTGCACCGCAGCACATCGGCACTCCGGGTACGCCCGCAGTCGCCGCTGCACCGGCCGTGAGCATGTTCCAAACCGACTCGATGGCTCTGCGGCTGATCCTTCCTATGAACTGGGCCGTCAGGCGTGCAGGCACCGTAGCCTGGGTTGCTGGCGTTACGTGGTGATCTGACAACGAAGCCCAGCCTCCACAGGCTGGGCTTTCTTCCCCCCGACAATTTCCAAAGGAAACGCAAATGGCAGACGACACCAAACGAGAGGCCGACCGCAAGGCCGAGGCTGACCGCAAGGCTGATGCCGATCGCCGCGCCGAAAACGAACGGCGGTTGGCGGACGAGCGCAAGCGCACCGAGGAGCGCACCAACAAAACCTACGAAGATCAGCGGCGAAACCAGCCGACGCCGACGCAAGACGAAAACGATCGCGGCAAGCGCGCCGCCGTGCAGGACACCGACGCGCCGGACATCGAGGCGCGAACCGCCGAGTTTTACGAGCACGAAGACCCGACCCCCACCCAAGCCGAGAACGATGCGGCCAAGCTCGGGGCGATGGGAGGCGGAGCGCCGCCGCCGCCGGAAGGCGGTGATGGTGAGGGCGGCATCACGACCCGTCGCATCGAAGGCAACCGGCCGGGTGGTTACGACACCCGCGCATCGCACGCGAAGGAATAGCACGCAGTGGCCAGTTTGCTCGCCCGGATCTTGCGCCCTCTCCTGACCAAAGGAGAGGGCGAGGTCGGTCCCGGTCCGTACCCGTTGCCGGTTACGGGCGGCTGGCTGCCCGCTGGCTCGCCTTGGAATTGGTGGCAGTCTGGTATCGAACCGATGGGCACCGACACGTCAGCGATGGTCGAGGCGTGCCTGTCGGCCTATAGCCAGACCGTGGCGATGTGCCCCGGTGACCACTGGCGGGCCAACGCCAAGAAGGGCCGCGACCGCGTCACCAGCTCGGCGCTGTCGCGCATCCTGCGCTATCCGAACAGCTACCAGTCGCCGTCAGACTTCATGCTGAACCTGACGCGCTCGCTCTATGCGGACGGCAACGCCTATGCGCTGGCGCTACGCAACGACCGTTTCGAGATCGACGAACTGCATTTGATGGACCCGCGCCACTCTGCACCGCAAGTGGCGGCGTCGGGCGATGTGTTCTATCGGCTGGCTGGCAACGACGTGATCGATCGGCAGGTATCCGAGCAATTGGTGGTGCCCGCGCGCGACGTGCTGCACGTCCGCCTCAATGCGACCAGGCGGCGGTTTCCTTTCCCGCTGCTCGGCGATACCCCGCTCGGCTCCGCCCTGCAGGACATCGCGCAATCGAACGCGATGACGGCGCAGCAGATCCAGTTTTACATGAACCAAGCGCGGCCTTCCGCCGTGCTGACCACCGATCTGGTCCTCGATAAGGATCAGGTTCAATTCATCCGCGACCGCTGGGACGAGCAGTCGAAGGGGCTGAAGGCGGGCGGCACGCCGATCCTGACCGCAGGCCTCAAGCCGATGATCCTGTCGTCCAACTCCAAGGACGCCGAGCTGGCCGAGATCATGAAGCTGACCGACCAGAAGATCGCGCTGGCATTCCGGGTGCCGTTGGCGATTTTGGGAATCGGCGGCACCGCGTTTTCCTCGACCGAGCTTTTGATGCAGTCGTGGATCGCGTCCGGCTTAGGCTTCGCGCTCAATCACATCGAGGACGCTTTCGGGTTGCTGTTCAACCTCAAAGGCCAGCCCGACGAGTATGTCGAATTCGATACGGCGGCCTTGCTGCGATCGGCCTTCAAGGACCGTATTGACGGCCTCGTCCGCGCCACCCAAGGCGGCATTTTCTCTCCGAACGAGGCGCGCAATCTGGAGGGCAAGGACTCGGTCGAATTCGGCGACGAGCCGCGCGTGCAGCAACAAGTGGTGCCGCTCTCGGCGGCTGCGGCCATTCCGGCGGCACCGGGTATGCCGGGCGCTCCTCCTCAACCACCGGGCGCTGGCGCGTCGACAACCGAGCCATCTGAAGACAAGCCGCCAGAGAAAGCGCCCCTTCCGGCGAAGGACTACAGCGATGTCGTTGCGACTGAACTCCGAAGCCTCCTCGCCCGCGCCGACTATCATGACCGAAGCAACTCTTGACGCACTGCGCGATGCGCTCGGTCAGATCATCTCGTCGCACCGCAAGCAGTGGACGCGCGAACGCGAACTGATGGAGGCGCAGGGCCGGGCGACTATGGCGGAGCTTCGCGCCGAGATCGTCGAGCTGAAGAGCGTGCTGGAAAAGATGGTCGGCGAAAAGCTCGGCAGCCTGCGCGATGGCCTGCCCGGTGAACGCGGGGTTCGCGGAGAGCGCGGCCTGCAAGGTGTTCCCGGCCAGATCGGCAAGCAGGGACCGGCGGGAGCGCCAGGAGCAAAAGGCGAGCCCGGCGAAAAGGGTGAGCGCGGCGAGCCCGGTCAAAGCATCAAGGGCGACCCCGGCGAGCGGGGTGAGCCCGGCCTCAACGGTGAGCGGGGCGAGCGTGGCCTGCCCGGCGAACCCGGCAAGGTCGGCGATCCGGGCCTCCCCGGTGAGCGCGGCGAGAAGGGTGATCAGGGTGAGCCGGGTCTGAGCATCAAGGGCGAGCGCGGCGAACGCGGCGAACGTGGTCTTCCTGGCGAGCACGGCAAACCCGGCGAGCCCGGTCTGCGTGGCGAGCGTGGCGAGAAGGGCGAGCGCGGCGAGCCCGGCCTGAGCATCAAGGGTGATGCCGGTGAACGCGGCGATCGAGGCGAACGTGGTGAGCGCGGCGAGAAGGGCGACCAGGGTGTTCCTGGGATTGGCCTGAAGGGCGAGCGGGGCGAGCGCGGGGAACGCGGGCTCCAAGGCTTACCGGGTCAGATGGGCTTGCGTGGTGAGCCGGGAGCGCCCGGATTGCGCGGCGAGGCCGGGGCGACCGGCGAGCGCGGTGAGCGTGGCCTGACGGGTGCGCTGCCGCGCGTCAAAGTCTGGGAGCCCGGCGTCCACTACGCCGACGACGTGGTGAGCGATGGCGCTGCCACTTATCAGGCGCTCAGAGATACAGCGGAGGTGCCGGGCGAAGGCAAGGATTGGCGCTGCCTCGCGCGTGCAGGCAGGGACGGGGACGACGGCCGAACGCCGGACGTGCGCGGCCTGTTCGATGCGACGGCGGTCTATCGGAAACTCGACATTGTCGCGCTCAACGGCGGCAGCTTCATCGCCAAGAAGGATGACCCCGGACCATGTCCGGGCGCTGGCTGGCAACTAATAACCAGCCAAGGCAAACGCGGCGACAAGGGCGAGAAGGGCGAGAGAGGTCTGCAAGGCATTCCCGGCTCAGCGGTGTCGATCATCGGTTGGAAGGTCGATGAAGAGACCTACTCGGCAACCCCGGTGATGTCCGATCACACCGAGGGCGAGCCGCTACCGCTGCGCCGGATCTTTGAACGCTTCCACATGGAGTCGAGGTGATGGTCGATGTCACCGTCAAGATCCTGGAGCCCGCGAGCGATTTCGATCTCATCTCGCTAGCCGAGCTGAAGGTCGCGCTCGGCCTGCCTGCCGGGACTGGTACGACCGACCCACAGCTCGAATGGTTGATTGACGTTGGCTCCTCGACGATCTCGACACTGTGCAATCGCGTCTTCGCCAAGGAGAAGGTCAAGGAGACGTGGCGCTGCCTTGGTGCTCGCCGGGTTTATCTGACGCATTGGCCGGTCAAGGAAGAAGACATCGAGAGCGTCACCACCAACGGCACCGACCGGCTCGATTACGAACTGGAAGAAGGCTCAGGGAAGCTGTCGATTTTCACCGACCGGCAGGAGCCCATCATCGTCACCTATACCGGCGGCTACGTGTGTCCGGATGAAGTGCCGGATGCGCTGAAGCAGGCCTGCGCACTGATCGTCTCAACATCGAAAGCTGAACAAGCGGCTGCGGCGCTGACCGGCGTTCGCATGATTTCGCACAAGGAAAGCCGCGTCATGTTTCACACGCCGAACAGTGGTTCGTCGGGTGGCGGTAGCGGCAGCGGAGGAGCCAGTGCGGTGCGCGACACCGTCGAGGGCTTGCTCGGCCACTACATCAAGCACTGGATCTGAGCCCATGGCTTTCGAGGTCAAAGTCGAATCCGAAAAACTACTGCAGCAATTCGAGGACATGCAGAAGCGCGTCACTGATCTGGATCAGCAATTGCCGAACGTGTTTCTCGACTGGCAGCGAGAGGACATGAACCGCAAATATCCGAAGGTCGACGAGCAGTCGGGCCTGTCCGTGACGACACTGGTCTACCCGCGCTCGCGCAGAAAGCGCGTCAGCAATCCAAACACCGGGAAACCGAAGGAGCGCAAAGCGCCGCGTCGCGTGATCGGCACCAAGCGGCCGATCCTGCGTCCGGAGCTGGTCGAGCAGTTGTTTGATCGCATGAAGGAGATGTGCATGGAGGCTATCGAATGGCGGTAGACTTTTCTACGCTCGTCTATCTGCCGAACTACGATATGTTCGCGCGCTCCATCACCGTGACGCCCCTGGCCTCGCAGCCGGGTGCGCCTGCCTACGTGTCGCGCGGCATCTACGACACCCGCCCGATCGACGTGCAGGCGGAAGATGGCTCGATCATCTCCGATCAGCAAACCATCCTCGATGTTCGCGACGAGGAATTCGCGGTGATCCCGGCGCAGCTCGATCGCATCTACATTCCTGATGATGCCGACGCTGGGAAGGCGCTTGGCGAATTCGAGGTGGTCGACAGCCAAGCCAATGGCGGCGGCGAAACCACCCTCGTCATCCGCAAGATCGTGATTGCGCTGCCGTCATGACCGCCACCGACACGTCGGTCTTCAGCTACAGCATTGTCATCCGCGACATGCTGCTCGGCAAACTGGTGGCCGCGCCGTTCTTCGCGGGCTTCACCGTTCGCAAGAGCCGACAGCTCCCGACGCAGACGCATCAACTGCCGTCGCTCGGCTGCTACATCGTCAGCGAAGACATGGACCCGGACGGCGACGCCAACGCGGGCGATATCGAATTCGTTCACACACTGAAGCTCGGCTTCTCGATCGCGATCGTGAACAACAACCCGGAGGCCTGCGAGGAAAAGCTCGATCAGGCGTTCTGGACGATCATGAACACGCTGTGGCGCGATCCGTACCTGATGAACCTCATCGATACCCGCGCTTATCCCGGCGGCGTCGGCAATCCCGGAA